TCATCTTCTGCCGGTAATTCAACATTTTCTTGTTCAGCTTGTTGAATGAGCCAGCTTCGGGTTTCAAAAATCTGCTTGTTCATATCACCAACAGTAGCTTCACGCAGGTAGTAGGTCTCGCCGTTGATTTCGATAGGTTGCAATTTTGGTTTATTAGCAAGGAGTTTCTCACGCAGTGTCATTGTTCGTTCCTTTTGTAAAATTCTGATATAAAAAGACCGCTTGTTATTTCTACAAACGGTCGAATTTTATGGTTTTTTTGCAATTAAACTAATAAGTAGTCGCGTTTGCTTGGCTTAATAGATACAGAGCCTTCATACTTACCCTTAACTTCGCCCGAGAAACCGTTGCCGGCCTCAATAAAGCCTTCGCCATAGGTCGTGCCATGGTTATCCGGTAGTTCCAGTTTGTAGGCAAAGGTGGATTTGTCGTAAAAGAGTTTGCGCAATCGGGTTTGCATTTCGGTAGTAGGCTTGTGGAAGAAACTGAGTTTGATCGAACCAAATTCAATTTCACCCGGCTCGGTTTCTGTGCCCTCTGAACAAACCGTTGTTACATCTTCGGTACTCAAAGTATCATCAGATTTTTCAATGTTTTTTACCGCGCAGAATTGCTCCGAGTATTGCACTAGTGCCGCCTTGGCTTTGGTGTAATTAGCTGGTAAATCTTTACCTGTCCAGTTCACTTCTTCGCATAATTTTACCTGATCGGTAGTTACTGATAACACCGGGTAGATACCATCTAATTGACCACAACCTGTAAGCTCGATTGCATCACCTTTTTTATAGCCTGAGGATGCAATCGTTAGAGTAGCAGTATTTAAGTTAATTGCGGTAATTGCTTTTTGAGCCTCACGTCCAACGCTAATTCTAAATTTCGTGCCTTGGACTTTTGTTGTTTTTGCCATTTTAAGTCTCCTATAGAGATTATTTGTTTAATACTCAACATCAAAGATTAATGTCGCCATGTGCCACGTACGCTGATTCTGGTCTTGCTCATATTGATACTGAGAGAGCGCGACTGACTCTAAATGCTCAAATTCGGGATAATCATCGATAATTTCACGAATTTTTTCCGCCCATTCGTCTAATTCATCTTCTGCACTCTCGGTAGATTTCAGATGGATTGTAATATTGAGCTTGGCGTCCCATTGATTATTACAAACAGTTATTTCTTGCAGACTGATATCATCGAGATAAACCGATACTGCAAGTTGTTCCTCCTCAATATCAATAAAAGTTGGCAGCCCGTTATAAAAATTATCAATTTCCGGCAATTTAGTCTGTAATAATTCAAGGACTTCTTTTCGGATTTTTGTGTGGATTTTCATAATTTCCCCGCAATTTGTTTAGCTAATTCCGCTTGCACTTGTTCGGGATAGTTTTTCAATTCTCGATCAAATGCTTGTGTAAGTGGTTGGGATAACGGCACTTTTGCTACATCAATGCCGTAACGCTTACGACCTTGCCGGTACATAATGTGCGTTCGCCCATTGGCGAGTCGTTGGCGAAAACCACGTTGTACAGTGTGTTTCCCAACTCTAATACTGCCTTTGGTGGGTGACAGGCGGTTGGACTTGCGCTCTAGTACCCGAATCATCGGCATATGTGATCGATTAACCTTAATCGTGGCTTGCAATCTTGACGGCGTGGGCTTTGCCGTCATTTTTGCTCTACCTTTGATTGTCTTTTGATTTACGCCAATCTCTGCCGCCACCGATTTAACCGCCTTATTCATTGCTTGCCGCCCAACAGTACGGATTGCTTGAGCGGCTGCTTTAGGTACGGTTTGCCTAGCTATTTTTTTCAGGGAGGCTTGCAGTTCTTTTAAACCGGTCACTTGAGAACCCATTGTTTACTCCAATTGCAATACGATTAACTGATCGACAAAGTGATAGGATTTAACAAGGTATTTCTTGCCATTTCCGCTCACTCGGTCGTCCAATCTCGGTTTGTAGCCACTCGCCCGAAATAGGGTCAGTGTGCGTTCCGTGCCGTGAATAGCTCTGTCATCGGTTGAGTGTAAACCGTTAAAAATAGCGGGGGCTTCATCAAAAGTTGCAGGGTAAGGCTTGCCGCCAATCAACCACTCACTCATCATAGTTTGCTGAATAGTTTGATCGGCGGCAGCTATTGCCTGCTCAAACGGGCTAGACATTGATTTTCACATCAACTTGATTAGATGATGTGCCAGAGTCTTTCCACGCAATGCCAAGTCGTTTATTTGAGCCTGCGGTGAGAGTTGCGCCCTCTGTTTCAGACCAGTACAACACTGCACCTTGTTTGATGTCATCTGCTTGTTTAGCTTTTACGCTAAAAACACCGGTAGTTAAGCCAACTACTGCATCATTTTTTGCCGCATCAGAAACCGCAATCGCAATTAAATCCTCCGCCACAATGACATCGCCGGAAGTAATCGCTTTGGTTGCAGTTAAACGCACGGTATTGCCGTCTTGAATATAGTTTTTAGCCATATCTCTTTTTCCTTTTTTCGGATAATAAAAAACCGCACTGTTAAAAGTGCGGTCAGGTTTTAAATTGTTTAAATTAAGCGTTGGTCACTTTCACCACACCACGGTAGTCAATCACATTCACACCAGCATCGATACGGACTTTGGTCGAAACACCGTCCACCGTAAAGCCGTGCTGTTGCTCGATGTAAGGGCTATCCACCCCGTCCAGATAAGAGACTTCAATCGCCTCTTTATTGAGCAAGTACCATGATTTCGGATCTGCAATTTGTAAGCGAGGCGATTTAATCGGGCTGACAATATCACGGATCGGGTTAATGATACCGCTGTTGATGTCTGCACCTTCCACGCTTGACGAACCAAGAATCTGTTTTGCTTTGGTATGCAATGAGGTTGGTAACAGCATAAATTCTGGCTCAATAGAGAGCGGTTCACCACGGCTGTTTACAAAGCCATTCATTAACTGGATTGCCTTGTCAATGTTTTCCACATTCAATGCCGCACCCGTTAAGCTGTTTTTATGTGTAGCATCAAACAGCTTTTTACCGTCTTGGGCTGTCGCATTGCCGGTAATCAAGGCAAACACCAGTTTGGTAATAGTCGCTTTGGCTGCTGCACCCATTTTCTCAGGGATTTTAGTTAAAAGATGCATATCGTCATTGATAATCGCCTGACGGGTAATGCTAAACAGTTGTCCGTAAGTCGCCAATGCAACAGATGCACCTTCATCACCGATTGTGCCGTAGGTGTATTCTTCACCTTCGCCCACTTCCGGCAGGTAGCCAAACTCACCTAAACCGACTCGTTTTGCCGGTCGGAAGTCAGTAAGAGTGCCACGGGTGGTAAACTGCTCGTAGTTTTCGGTAGCGGTTTCCCAGCCTTTGAGTAGGGATTTATGAGCCACATCAATCAAGATTTGACCGAAGTCGGAGCTCGAATGAGTAAAGGCAAGACCGACCATCTGCATTGGGGTGTAGCCCGCAATACCCACGCCACGATCAACCAATGAGGCACGAGCCAACTCACGCAAGGTCATTGCATTGTAGGCATTATCTCTTGCGTTGGTTTTGTCGGTATCTTGACCAGCACGAGCCATTAACGACTGCTTCACGCTGTCGCCAACGATGTTACCGTTACCTGCGTGAATGTGGTTTTGCGGTACGCTTGGGGTGGTGTTTTCGCCCAGTTTGGCAAGGAGCTTGTCTTTGGCTTGCTCAGCGGTCATTGACACATCAGCTAAACATTCTGCCAGCAAGCCGTCAAATTGTGTGCCGAAAGCGGCAAAGGTCGCTTTAATCGTTGCATTGCGTTGGGCTAATGCCACCATTGCATCAGGTTTTGCCACATTTTGCGGATTTTCACCCGCTTGTGGTGGTGTTTGAGGTTGTTCATGTTTTGGATTTGCACCTGCGTTGCCTTGTGGTGCGAATAGCATATTTTTGATTTTGTCAGGCATTTTTGTGTAGTCCTCTAATTTTTTGGATTGGATACAAGCCATCGCCACAAGGGGTTCGGCTAACTTATCGGCGAAACCTTGCTCCACGCACTCTTTGCCTGTGAGCCAAGTTTCTTCTTTCAGCATTTCTGCCAAATCGGTTTCGTATTTACCTGTTTTGGCGACATACGCCATAATCAGTGTACTTTCAACCTTATCCAGTAAATCCGCATATTTACGCATATCATCCGCATCACCGCCTTGAATGCCCCACGGTTTGTGGATCATCATCATAGCGTTTTCAGGCATAATGATTTCATCACCTGCCATTGCAATTACGCTAGCCATTGATGCGGCAAGACCGTCAATATAGACGGTCTTGTTAGCAGGGTGATTTTTTAGCAGGTTGTAAATGGCAATGCCGTCAAACACATCACCACCGGGCGAGTGGATATGCAGATTGATTTGTTTTAAATTGTTGCCAAGGGCTTTTAAGTCTTTAGCAAATTGTTGGGCGGTGACACCCCAAAAGCCGATTTCGTCAAAAATTGAGATTTCGGCGGTGTCATTCGCTTTGGCTTGAATGTTGAACCACGTTTTCACGCACCCTCCTGTTATTCATCTTCGTTAATTTCATCTTTTTGATTGGAGAAAGATTTATCCTGCCCACCGTAATTGGTGAGATCGGTATCAAATTTTAGCCCTTCGGCTTGATTTTCTTTGATCTCGACAATTCGTTGCCGTTTGACTTCGGCTGGGTTATTGCCACTGGCTCGGATTGCTTGCCCTTCGGTGGCTAAACCGCCTTTAATTCGTTCTTTCCACGCATTCGCCTCTTTGATTGGGTCAATCCACGGCATTACAGGACCTGAATAAACCGCATTAAAGAGAGAGTTTTGGTCAATATCAGGCGGCAGTTTGATCGCTTGTGAGGCGATTGCCATTTTGAGCCATTCCCGATAAATCGGGCGGCTGATTGCCGCCACAAACGCATCTTGTAGCACCGCATAACCTTCAAAACTTTCAACCAGCTCTTGTCGCTGTGCAGAGTAAGTGCCGTTGTAGTCTCGGGCGATGCTGGAATAGCTCGAACGAGTACCGGCGGCAGTGGCTCGCAGTTGTCCATTGCGGAAAGTTTCCAAATTCACATTCGGGCGGTTGGAATTGATTAAGCCGATGTCTTCACCCGGTTTTAAATCATCAATCACCGCACCGGGGGCAATATCAAACAGGCGTTCGCCATCGCTGTTACTGTCGTCATCATACAGTGCCGCATCGCCTTTTTTAATGTACATCGTCATTGCGGCGGCAATGCGAGCGGCAACTCGTTCGCTCTCTTCGTATTCTTTCAGATCCGCCAATCGCACAATCACACCGTGCAACATACTTACACCACGAATTTGATGTAACCGCTTGCGAAAGGCGAGGTGCAACATATTGTCTGCCGGCACGGTTTTCACTTTGCCGTACATTCCGTTGCTTTCTTGCGGATTGTCTAAATAGACTTGGTAAGCAGTCGGCTTCCGCCACGCATTGAGAAACACGCCTTGCACCAAGCCGTTTTTTGCCTCATCGGATTGCATTGGCACAAAATCCGGCTCTAAGGCTTCAAGGGAAAAAGCAACCTGTGAGCCGTGTTCTAACCCTGCCACCTTGCCTTTCACCAACTGAACAAAGACTTCGCCGTCTCGTAGCCAAGTCCGAAGTAGCATTCGTTCTAGCAATGGGCGAGTGTATAATCCCGTCACATCAGGTTTCACCGACCATTCCGCCCACAGCTTTCGGATTTGCCCAGCTAATTCTTCGTGGACTTCACCTGCCAACGTCAGCGGCTGCGGTTCAATATGAATGCCTTTTGAGCCAATCACCCGCTCTTCCATTTTGTCGAGAATGCCGATCACAATATCGTGATTTTGGTCTAAGGCTCGGGCTTGTTCCCGTAGGCTGACCGCACTTTGGCGAACAGTAGAGTTTGCCCCTTTGCTCTCTCGGCTTGCCTTATGGGTTCGGCTAGGCTGTGCCGCCTCATAGGCATTTAGCACATAGCGATTTCGAGAGCGATTTGCCGCCCATTTCGGGGAAAGGGTGGCAATGGTTTTTTCGAGGAAGTTCATCAAATAAACCTCGCATATTTAATTCGATGCTGTTTGGTGCGTTGCCCGCTTTGGGCAAGTTGTTCATCCAGCATTGTTTGATAGCGATCACGCTGTTTGGTTAGTTCCGCCACTTGATATGAAACCGACCGACCATTAAAGCTCACTTGGCTTTGGGCGGTTTCGATTTTTTCATCAAGCGTGCGGATTTTTTGTTTAAGCTCGTCTATGGTGTAAAGGCTCATAGCCAGCCTCCTGTTTTTCTACCGCCACCACTTAACCAACTGCTTTTTGCTTTGGTGGGTTTAGGTTGTGGTTTTTCGGATTTTTCTTCAATTTCGACCGCTTGTTCAGCCGTTCTTGGCGTTTCCCGAATGATATTAGGGTTGATGTCGGGCAGTTTTGCCCAGCTTGGCACATCGTTTTCATCGCCCCATTTGATTCGTTCGTAGCCTCGTAAAATTGCAATGGCGTGGGCATAGCAGAACAGGTCGAAGGCTTCGTTATTGCCTTTGCCCGGTTTCCGCCATTTGCCGTCCGCTCCTCGTTCTTCGTAGGTCAATTCGTTAAAAAACCATTCACCTAGCCAGTCGGGGAAGTGGATGTAGTTCGCCCCCACCGTATCACGGAACAGGGCGTTGTTAATCCGATCTTTGAGGTAGTCGGTTTGGAGCAAGTACAACGGCACATCGCCCCGTGCGGAGGAGTGGCGGTCACTTCGTGCGGTATTGTCGGGGTAAGTTTTGGTAATCAGCTTTTGCCGTTTGGTGCTGTCGCCTTTGACTAAATAGACTCGTTTCGCATAGCCATCTCGGCGGCATTTGCGCCAAAATTGGTAGGCGTTATCGGTTACCCCATCTTCACCGCCACTGTCCACCGCCATCGCCAAAATCGGCATAAAGTGGTTTGGATTGTGGGCAAGTGGGTAGCGTTTTTCTAGTACGTCCGAAATCAGTATGTACCAATCATCGGGAATACGAGGGTCAATTTTTTCAATCACGCCATCACTGTCGGGCAAAGTATGTGAGATGTTATAGCGGTCAATCAACCAGCGTTCGCCATTTTCACCGTAACCGACCATTTGCACCACAAATCGGCGGTTTTTACCGCCCTGTACGTCCACCGCCGCCACAATAAAGCGACATTGAGCTGGTACAGTTTTCTCTTCTACTTCTTCTCGGCGTTCCATCAACTCATCAGAACGGCGTTGTTCTAATGCAGATCGTGGTAAGTAAGGTAACCCCCAGTCGGTATTTGTTACCGCTTTGAGGGTTTCCTCACTGCCAGTCATTTCATATTCGTGTTCGGCATTGAGCAGTTTGTAGGTGAGCTGCGCCCACGTTTGGTAGGCTGCCGCTGGCCCTTCAAGCCAAAAGGAGGCAATACGGGATTTGCGACTTTCGCCACTAATTTGACCGCTTGCATCAATTTTTTGCCCCTCTTTGAGCCATACGCCCTTGATATTTAGCTCTCGTTTGAGTTCGGGGGCAATCAGGGTTTGGCAGTGAGGGCATTGTAACCGTGCGTTTTCGCTGGCTTTGACAAAATCACTGTCTTCACGGTAGCCGACCATATTTGCCATTGACGGCTCGAAGTATTCGGAGCAGTCGGGGCATTGCCAGTAAAACCGACGGCGATCACCTCGATTATAGAGGCTTAAAATACCGGTAGTCGGTGGAGCCTCGTGGGTGCTTTTCGGGATATGTTTGAGATCAACAATATCTTTACCGGGCGAACTCTCCACCAAAGTCATTCCTGCTGACATAAAGGTGGTCGTCCGCTTTGAGGCAAGCGAGAAACCGTCGCCCTCTCCGTCCACATCTTCCGGCCAGCGGTCGTAGTCAGTCAGAGCAACATATTTGTAGTCCGATGAAGAAAGCACATTGATAGACGGCCAGCCGATTTTGAGCAAGTTGCCCGCTCTGAAATACTTGTCGTGGACATTGTTATCGTTTTTGCGTGGGCTTAGCCGCTTGGCAATTTCGGGCGAACAGCGGAATGTGCGGTCAAGCCGTTTTCGGCTATGTTCGCTAGCTTTCTCTTGGGTAAGTTGCACCAACAGGAAATCAGACGGATCGCAGATAATTGAGTAGGTTATCCAGCCGTCAATCAAGCCGATGGTTTTACCCGTTCGTGCCGGGCCGACAAAAATCACCGCATCGTATTCTCGGCTATTGAGGCAGTCCATCGGTTCTAACATATAGGCGGCGGTGTGCTTATCCCATTTGACCGAGTTGCCTCCGCCAAGTGGTACACGCATATATTCCGCTACTGCTTCTGACACTCTCATTCGCCGAGGTGCTTTTATGGCATTTGCTATATCACGTCGAATTTCTTTAGCACTAGCAAACATTATTCATTCTCCGTGTCAGTGGTAACTTCTTGGATATGTAATGCCATTTGGTCTCGTACATCGTCAGTTACTTGCTGCACTCGTATCAAATCTTTAGGCTGCAATCCGCAGTCTCGCTCTAAAATATCAGGCAAGGTTTCTAAGGCTTGTACTACCGTTTTTGCTAAAGCTGACATTTCAAGAGCCACTTCGCTTGCTGGGATAAGCTCGCCAATTTCTTTTTCAAATTTTAGTCTTTCGTTTTCCGACTGGAACCACGCACGACGATCAGCAGGTGATAGGCTATCGACATCTGCCGACATCTTTTCCGCCAACCCGGTGAGGATTAAATCACGCAGAGCATAGAGTTTTAATTTGCTATTACTACCGAGTGCTGGATTTAACCCAGCGACTCGCTGAGATACCGTCTGGCGGTGCAATCCTGTGAGTTCGGCGATCTGATTGATGTTAAGTTTTAGATCAAATAAGTTGTCCATTTGCTCAAATCCTAAAAATCAAAACCGCCTAAAAAACAGCAACATCATAGGAAGATGATGATGCCTAGAAACTCAAAAAATTGCCGAAAACCACGCTGCCGCAACCCCGTGGAAAGGGGTATCCCCTCGGGAGTACCTTTTACAAAATTAACGAGGAGCTGGACTTGTTCTTACTGCACTTAATTTCACACCATTGTCAGTAAAAATTTCTGCATAATCTGTCTTATAAATGAAAATAGACTGTAACTCGCCAACTACGTTATCATCTGGGATTAATACCACTGCAACAGGCTCACCACTTACATTATCTGAACGTACTGTAGTTGCAATCTGTTCAGGGCAAATTTCTTCTTGTCCATCTTCATCGGCATACACAGCAGGGAAGTGAAGAACAGTTTCAAATGGTTTACCTTTGTCTTCATCAAGTAAACCTTTCTTGGCTTGCTCAATAGCTGTTTGGTATGCCTCTGATCCAGCGTATGCGATGGTGGCTTGTTTAACTTGTGATAGCACAACTACCGCACCTAATTTCAATTTCACAATCATAAATAATCCTTATGTTAATAGAACACATTGCTTAGTTATGGTCTTGATATAACCAAAAGCATAACTAAGTAATGCGGTACAATAAAAAAGGGAGCTGTTACGCTCCCATATGTCATAGCGGCTTAATCCGCCAAGCTATTTAAAACCTTGTTTGGTTTGTGCTTGCCATTCTCTGATACGGTCGATTTGGTTAGCACACAAATCACGCTCTCCCATCACTTTTATCAGATACTCAACCGTATCGCCGTATGTATTGCCGCTAAATTCAGTCCGCTCGCACGGCACAAGGTAAGCCGCCGGCGGATACAAATATTCAGTGCTTGTGATTGTTCTGCCTGTGCAACCGCTTAATGCTATCAGCAACGCCATTAGGCAAATCAGCTTTAGCACAACTGTCTTGGGCAAGGATTGACTTAATCT